ATATAATAACAGCGCAATATCATTTGGTGAGCCAGAAAGCAATGTTATATCAGGTATATCTTCTATCGCCAGAAACTTTGCGGAAGGTATAGCTGGTATTGTAGGCGCTTTAAAACCAGGTACATATATAGAAAGAGCAAAACAGTTTACGATGGGTGATAAAGGTAGAACTATAAGTGTAAAATTTCCTTTACTTAACACTAGACAGTACAACGATATATTAGTAAATTGGCAATTAATATTTGGTTTAATTTATCAAAACAGACCAGGTAGAGTTACAAGATCAATTATTGATATGCCTGTTATATACGAAGTACAAATACCTGGTGTAGTGTATATGCCTTTTGCATATATTAGTTCATTGCAAATAAACTTCTTAGGGAGTAGAAGAACAATGCCAATACAAGTACCTATAACAGAAAATAGTGATGTTACCGGTGCTTTAACAACCGTCACAACTGTTATTCCAGATGCATATGAAGTATCTATAACATTAGAAGGTATGAATGAAGAAACCAGAAACTTCTTATATGCAAATGTTGTAAGAGATTCAGTTACAGTAGCAGGGGAGGTTCAATAACATGGAAGGACAATACCAAAATTATATTCCTGAGTTACCTGGTTTAGAACTTTATAGATATGAAAATATCTTTAAAGTTTATCAAACAAACGATAAAAACTTCTATTACTATAACATTATAAAGAATATTAAAGTACCTGGGGATATTAGTAATGATATCTTTGATGTTATAACTTTAAACGAAAACACACCTTTCACTACTTTAAGCTATCAACTATATGGAACAACTTACCTTTGGTGGTTAATATGTATAGTAAATGGTATACAAAATCCTTTTAACCCGGCAAACGTTGGTAAGCAAGTTAAAGTAATAAAGAAAGCTTATCTCAAACCAGTATTAAATGCTATTAAACAACAGCTGCAATGAGAAATGAAGGAATATTTTCATACGCCAAAGACAACTATCAAAAGTTTTTCAATATAATTAATAAGAAAAACTATTTGTTTAGAGCAACATTCGTTAATGCTGACGGTATAAGTGTAGATTTTCAAAAAAGCGCAATAAAAGAGCTATTTTTGAATGATAATATATACAATCCATTTTTAAGTGGTTATATTGTTATAGATAATAACGAAGACGTTATTGAAAGATTTAAAACAAATCAAACTGATAGTGAATTTACTGGAATTGGCAGTGAAAGAGGATACAGAACAAGAGGTGACGCAAGAGACATTTTATTGCTAACTATTATACCAGTTGATCAGCAGGTTAATCCATACGACGAACAAAGTCAAACATATAATAAAATTTTCGGCTTTCAGTATGTGTTTATTTTAAGTAATGAAACTGATATTACCGGTCAAAACGGTAAACTTAAAAAATATACTATTGAAGATATTGATTTTGAAATATTAAAAGAAAAAAGAATCTTCTTTACTAGTACTAGTTTATTGAAAGAAAAACAGATAGCTTATTTAACAGATAAACAAAGACAGGCTCTTACCGGGGATATGTTAAAAGCTATTCTAACAACAGGGTTAGAAGACCCTAACTCTATTTACACTACACTGTCTGGTAATACTTACGTAACACCTAACTTTGAAAGTGGTGCAAGCAAATTGTTCTATTCTTCACCTAATAATAATTCAGCTTTAGACGATCTGATATACGTTTACAACTTACATGTTAGTAATGATTCTGGAAAAGACTTTGCATTCCTAAAAAAAGATGATTATACAGGTGAATATACTTTAGAAAGTGCATCTAGTATCTTTAGTAAAGCTTTTAATAAAGATACTGATTCTGGTGGTGAATACTTTGTTGAAAACTTAACCATTGCTGGTGCCCAAGATGTTACTAATGTAATAGAGAATGATATTAAAAAGCCATTAGTTGCTTTAGAGTTCGGTGAAACGAGTGATATTATAGATGTTAAATTTTTTAATACCCCTGGTACAGCTTATCAAGAAAATATAAGGTCAACATTTATACACTCTTATAACTTTGAAGACAAAGCATTTTTCGTCAATTCAGTTGATGGTGATATACAGAACGTAAAGAAAGTATTTTCTGACCTTTATGTAAGTCCTATGAAAGGCAGAGATAATAGACCTACACCTAATTTTATTTTAAATAACACCCAAAAAACTAATCAAAACTTTGAAAATAAGTTTTTAATATACAGTGAGGAAGGTGACTACTTAAAGTTATCTGTGGGTAGAAATCAATTACTTAAAGATGCATTAAGATTAAATTTAGGTGTTGAGATAATTGCGCAAGGCGGCTTTCAAAGAAAAGCAGGTAAGTTTATTTCTATAGATAGAAAAGGTGATTATGTAGATAACGACTTTGATAATAAGTTTTTAGGTATATATCTTATACTATCTGTTGAACATCAGTTTATAAATGATAATCAGTTCTATAATAAAATTATTGCAGTGAAGACATATCATTTTAACGATCCAAAAATTAACGAAAACATTCCATGAGCAAAACTAATTTACTTCCAGAATATATTAGTATTGTACAGAATACTTCTTTAGATTTTTACAACAAAAGTACAAATCTATTGACGGCTATTGGAGATTTTCTAGCTGAGTTAGATGAAAATATAAAGTTTAATAGAAGTTTAGTTACTGTAGATATGATAAATTCATACGCTAATTTGTATAATGAGCTTAACAATACTGATTTTACCGTACCTAATTACGTTTTACAAAATGGCAATGTAGTTGAATCGGGTGTTAAGACGATGGATAATAACTTTAAGTTGTTTTTTATCGAAAAATACCTTTCATTATCTGAAAAATTTAAAGATAGAATAAACGCAATAGCTGGCAACACAAACTACTTAGCACCATTTTCAGATGATATCGGTTACATTACTGATACCCAGGCCATAATGGATAATAATGTAAGCCCGTATTTTGATGTTTTTAGTATACAGTATGCTTACCAAAATAATTTACCAGCTACAACAAACAAAAAAGTTTCCCGAAATGAATTAATAATTTCCAAAACTTTTACTTTTTATACTGATGCTTTATTAAAAGCAAATTTAAAAGGATTGCAATCAGGTATCCTAAGTAACAATACTGCAAGATTACCCCACGGTACAAATCTCATAACAGATATTCTATATTATGAGAGAGCTTTACGTAATAATCAAACTTTTCTTTCTGAACTGCAACTTCTTTTAGGTGAAGTAAGTAATTTTATTCTGTTTTTCAAACAGTTAAATCCACAAGATAACGACCCTCAACGTAAAGCAGTTTTTGTAAAGTACACAATTACAAATTTAGAGAATTTACAACTTAATGTTGATATAATTAAAAACAACCTAAACAAAGTTGCTTTATCTACGAAGACTGTACTGGCTGTGAATCCTTCTCAGTAACTTCTACATTAATAATTTTAGAGTCATTTAAAAGTTTTTCTAATAACTCTTCTCTATTCATTAAAAGTTTACCTTTAATGTCATTTTGTTGAAGCTCTTTCTTACTATCAATATCCATCTGCTTTAACTTAAACTTTGCTTCGTTGTTCTTATTAGCAAGCATTACCTTGTTTAAGGTTTCAATTGCAGCAGCAGATGAACTTATTAACGTTGCCATAGCTGTTACATCTTCTGGAGTCGGCGATGATGTTATATACTGTTTTAAGTCTTCTACAAACTCCACACTTCCCTTTATTAACTGACTGGAGTATGATAATAGGAACTTTTCCATATCTTCTTTTGATAGTTCCTGTTTACTAACGTTTTGAGACGCAGTAGTTCCTTTTTGCTGTAGTTGCTCTAATAAGTCATTAACTGCACTATCAACGTTTACATCAGCCATTTTAAATACTTATAATTTAACCTGTTGATTTAAAGGTCTATATGTCTTATAATCGCACATATGTTTCCTGTAACTATCAAATTTGTGGCTACTCATACGTTAGCAGTATTGCCGAAATATAATCATTCAGACCCATATGTTGGAGATTCTGGTTTGGATCTAACTTGCGTAGAAGAAGTATTAGTCCCGTCTAAAGGCTGGGCTATTGCACCTATCGGTCTCAAGTTAGGCTATATTACACCTGGGTATTGGATTAGAGTTGAAGGTCGTTCAGGTGTAGGTTTTAAGAAACACATCTTTCCACATTTCGGTATTATAGATAACCCATACCGTGGAGATATGGGTATTAAACTTTATAATTTCGGTACAGAAGCTCAAGTATTTCAACCGGGTGATAAAATTGCTCAATTGATTGTATATCCTCTTATTCAAGCTGATGTAAAGTGGACTGATCAAGCTGAAGAAACTGCTCGTGGTGAAAAAGGTTTCGGATCTTCTGGTAACTAATTATGTTTAATAATCTTTGGGTAGAAAAATACAGACCGAAGACTCTCGATGAGATGGTCTTGTCAGAAGAAAACAGAAAGTTTTTTTCATCTATCAAGGATGAAATACCTAACTTACTGTTTGTTGGTACACCAGGCATTGGTAAAACTACTATTGCAAGGATTATTGTTCAAGACATTCTAAAGTGTCAATATCTATACATTAACGCTTCTGACGAAAACGGTATTGACACTATTAGAAGCAAAGTTAGTGGTTTCTCACAAACTAAAAGTATAGACGGTGCTCTAAAAGTAGTTATCTTAGATGAAGCAGATGGTATTACCTTGGACGGTCAAAGAGCTCTTCGTAATACTATGGAAGAGTATAGTGGATTTACTAGATTTATCTTAACTGCTAACTACAAGCACAAGATTATTCCCGCCATTCAAAGTAGAACTCAATACTTTGATCTTAACCCAGATATACACTCTGTCGTAAATAGAGTACTATCTATCCTTAAGAAAGAAAAGGTAACTATACCACCTGATGGAGCGGTTAGTCTTGTTCGTACCATTAAAGATAACTTTCCAGACATTAGAAAAGTTATCAATACCGTTCAGAAGTACTGTGCCTCAGGAACTTTTATTGTTAAAGAGAAGCTTCAAAGGAACGAACTTGTCGATAAGATTCATAGCAGTGTTACGAATAACAAGTTAATGGAACTCCGCAAGTATCTAATTGAAAATGAAAACGAGTTTCAAGGTGATTATGCAAATCTACTGAAGCTATATTTGAATTTCCTATATAGTTCCGATATAGACGGTGAAAAGAAAAGACAAGCAATTATCATTATAAGTGAACACTTATATAGAGACGCGTTTGTAGTGGATAAAGAAATTAACGCGTTTGCTTGCTTATGCCACCTAGAAAAGCTTATTGCTTAATGGTGGTAGGTAAAGCAGTGTAAGACTTATTGAAACCAGCTACTTCAGGGCTTGGTGCTCCTTTAGCTGGCATAGAAGGAATTCTTACATTTTTGTTTAAAAGCTTTGTCTCTGTTCTACGTAATGAACTACCATCTTGAGACATTAAAGTTTGTAAGTACGGATTGTTAATAGCCGACTCTTCATCTTCTTCTGGAGCTACTGGCTTATGATTAATCTTTTCTTTCTTCTTAAATTGATCTGACTTTGGTAAATTGATATAATCATTATCAGCAACTACTAAGTCAGCAGGTACTGTAACCTTATTTTGTAAGTCAAACAAACCAGGAGCTATTTCAATAGCTAGCTCAACTGAAAAGCCATTACCTCTGTTTTGATCATTGCCTGTACCATGTGAAGGAAACATTGGCTTGACATCCACTACTCTAATGTTTTTATCAGTAGTAGCCATTAAATCGATGTACTCTCTTACATCTGCACCTAATGCTTTATATGAAGGCAAACTCTTGTAGTTAGGTACGAACTTTACAACGTCACTAGTAAGCTTTCCACCGTTTGTGTATCTTTGAATGTTCTCTTCTACTATTGATAAAAACTTGTTTGCCATAATATTATTTATGCTCACTTTGTATATTTCTATTTTCCGTTTAAATAATAATAATGGCAAGTATTAACCTAGACATACTCTCTAACGTTAATTCCAATAGAAATAATGCTAACGTATTTACTGATGTAGCGTTAGATTTAGAACTTGATTCCACGTACAGTAATCAGTTAACTAAGAACCCGCAGATTAGGGATATTATAGCAGATACAAATTTAGGTGCTATATACAATAGTATTGCTAACATCATTACTACAAACCCTGGACAGAAGCCACTCAATCCTATTTTTGGTATAAGTTTCGGTCAAATTTTATTTTTACCAGTAACCAATCAAAGAGCTCTATCTATAGGTAACGCTGTTTTCACTGGTATTCAGAAGTTTGAACCTAGAGTAAATATTATAAACGTGAATGTCATACCAGATGCAGAAAACAATCAGTATACTATTGAAATTACTGTTGTAGTTCCAAGATTTAACACTCAACAAGTTAAGATAGTTGGGGTATTAGACAAATCAGGTTTCTATCTTAACAATAACTAAAAATGACTGAAAACTTAACAGAATTTAAATTAGCAAGAAACAGTTATGCAACATTTGATGCATTAACTTTAAAGCAATTAATTCGTGACAGACTTAATCAAGGGGGTATTTTTACTGATCAAAACTTTGAAGGTAGTAATTTAAATGCAATAATGGATGTTGTTGCATTATCCTACCATTATTTACTTTTCTATCTTAACAGTACGAGTAGCGAGTCAATGTTTAATGAAGCTATACTTTATGAAAACATGAACAGACTTGTAAAGTTAATTGGTTATAACCCTATCGGTTATAAAACGGCTTTATTATCTTTCGAAGCTACCGCTAATCAAAACTTACAAGCCGGTATATATACTATACCAAGATATTCATATTTTACAATTAACGGTGTTGTTTATTCTTTTGCTAAAGACACAACATTTAATAAAATAACATCAAGTGCTGAAGATTTAAAATCTCTTTACGAGGAGACTTTACTATATCAAGGTCCGTTTGTTGAATATCCAGGTCAAATATCAACAGGTGAGCCATTCGAAACATTTACATTGGTGGTAAAAGATAATATAACAAACACACCAATTAATATAGATCAAAATAGTATTGGTGTATATGTTTATAATACAGGTACTCAAAAGTATACAGAGTATACTTTAACAAATTCTTTGTTTTTAGAAAACAGTACCGCTACAAAGTATGAACAAAGATTTAATGAAAATGGTTACTATGAATTAAAATTTGGTAATAATGTTTTTGGTCAAAAACTAAACGCCGGGGATATTGTTTATATCTATTACGTTCAAAGTGCTGGTGAAGCAGGTATAGTATCAGCAAACCAATTAAACGGTAATTCGTTAAATTTTTATACAACACCTCAATTTACTTCAATAGCTACTGATGTTTTAAATCCTCTTCTTAACTATATTACAGTTACCGAGGCAAGTAACATTTCTTTTAGTAACTCACTCGCTTCTTCAACTCCCAACCAACCAGAGTCAGTTGAAAGTATTAGACAAAATGCACCTAAAACATTTTTCAGTCAAAACAGACTGGTTACTCAACAAGATTTCCAAACGTTCGTTGATAGAAACTTCGGTAATATAGTTTTAAGTACCAGTGTTGTTAATAATAATAGTTACATTAACAATTTTATAAAGTACTTCTATGACATGGGTATTACAAGACCAAACGTAGATCCAAGATACCTCTTTAATGAAGTAAACTTTTCACACGCTGGTCAAGAAAATAACATTTATATTTTCTGCACACCGAAAATTAAAAATGTCGATGCAGATAATGTTCAATACTTTTTACAACATGGAGCTTGTACCTCAAGACCCAGTATATACAGCTTTTACTTTAGGTTTAGCCGCTCCAAATGAAACACTAAACCAAAATATATACAAGTCTACATTCTTGGTTATAAAGAAAGCATCTGATATTAGAGTAGATAACGATACAATTAAAAGCAATGTTAATAATATTTTCCAAAAATACTTTGCTGCTGATAATTGTGAGTTAGGTCAACTTATTAACATCAACGATATAGTCACGCAAATTTTAAGTATACAAGGTGTTAGTACATTCTTAATGAGAAGAATATTAGATGACGGTACAACAATATCAAATAATGGTCTTAATTTATTAGTTTTCAACCCTAACTACTCAGATTTAGATATTCAAATAACATCTACGAACATTCAGTTACCTTATTTTAAGTTTCCGTTCTTGTTTAATAAGAGTGTGCTGAATAATATAATAGTGGAATAACATGTCGTGTACAAGATATCAATACTCTAACGGTAATAACCCTGATAATTTAAATATCACCATATGCGGTGGTTCCGTTGTTAATTACGACGTTTACGACGGTCAAACATATTGTATTGATGACAGTGCTGGGCCTCCTTCTGCCCCAGGTAATTGGACTTACGTAGAAGATTGTTCACCACCACCACCTTCTCCCTCACCAACACCATCCTCTTCACCGCCAGCTTTACCTTCTATATCTTGGACTTCAACACCGGGCACTGTAGGTTCTGGTGTAACATATACAGTTTCTGCTCAAGGACAATCATCTGGTGGTATAATGGATGAAGTAGATATTGACTTTTCTTCAGACAACGGAGCAACTTGGAGTCCATTTGTTTACCAGGCAGGTAGCGGTAGTTCTATTAACGCATCTAATAGTACATCCACAACCAATCCACCTTATTCGGAAATAGATTTTAGAGCAATAGCATACGACACTTTAGGTAGAGATTCTGGTTATATTTACCAAACTGTTTATATTTCTGCTGTACCACCTTCACCTTCATCCACACCATCAATTACACCGACATCTTCACCGTCAGTGACACCATCTAAAACACCGACACCATCACCGACTTCCTCACCAGCTGGTATACCAACCATTATTTGGACTTCATCGCCTGGCACCGTTAATACAGGTGTAACTTATACAGTTACTGCGCAAGGGTTCTCAAACAGAGGATTTTTAACTGATGTTGAAGTAGATTTCTCAACCGACAGCGGTGCTAACTGGTCGCCATTTGTTTATCAAACATGCCCTACTAGTGGTTGTTCAATAATAAATGCTACTAATAATACTGCAACGTCTAATC